GGATCTGGTATGTTTAATGTAAAATACCAATTTTTCTTAAATGATGTGTTCGGTCTTTGGGGTGGAGTCACAGCAGCCTCTGGATATGACATGTTGTCATATTCAATGACCATGAGTTACCTAGAAACGATGAATTTTCTCTTAAATACTCATAAACATATCAGATTTAACCAAAGACAAGATAGAATGTATCTTGACATTGACTATGATACTGTATCAGTAGGTGAATTCTTGGTTATTGAGTGCTACAGAGCCATGGATGGTACAGATTATACTAGAGTTTGGAACGATTCCTTCCTAAAACCATACCTTACATCCCTAATTAAGAGACAATGGGGACAAAATATGATGAAATTTCAAGGTGTTAAGTTACCTGGTGGAATTGAACTGAATGGTAGACAAATGTATGAGGATGCAGAGAAAGAATTAGAAGTAATTAGAGAAAAAATGTCCAATACTTATGAACTTCCGCCGTTAGACATGATTGGTTGATATGTTAAATCCATTTTTTCTCCAAGGATCACAATCTGAACAAAATTTAGTTCAAGATCTTATCAACGAACAGTTGAGGATGTATGGTGTTGAAGTATATTACATGCCCAGACAGTTTGTGACTGTAAACACGGTTATCAAAGAGGTTATTGAATCGGAGTTCAATAACTCTTACCCAATTGAGGCATATGTTGACAGTTACGAAGGATATGGTGGACAAGGAACACTTTTAAGTAAGTTTGGAATACAAAATTATGATGATTTGAAGATTATTATCTCAAAAGAAAGATACGAGAACTATATTGCCCCTCTGAGTAAAAATCTTTCAAATATTGAATTGTCAACTAGACCAAAAGAGGGAGATTTAATTTATTTTCCTCTTGGCGATAGAATATTTGAGATCAAATATGTCGAACATGAGCAACCTTTCTATCAATTACAAAAAAATTACGTTTATACACTGACTTGTAGTTTGTTCCGTATTGAAGATGAGGTTATTGATACTAGTATCGATGAAATCGATAATAATACTCAAGATTATGGTTATATTCAAACTCTTCAAATGATTGGTGCTGGTTCTACCGCAACAGTAACAGCAGGTATTTGTACTGTTGGTGGTGTTACCGATGTATTCATTAAGAATATGGGTAATAACTACAACCATGAACCACTTGTAGGTTTCTCATCAGTTCCTGCCGGAGGAACTATGATAGCTGGTATTTCTTCTATCACCAGTGATTATGTCAATTGTTCAGGTAGTGCTGGAGGAAAGGTCAATGCAGTTTATATGTCCAACTCTGGTTGTGGATATACCGTTGCTCCTTGGGTATCATTCACAAACTTAAACAATAAATCTGGAACAGGAGCAGCTGCAACCACACGACTTGGAAATGGAACTATTCAAAGTGTTTCTATTGCAACTAGTGGTTCTGGATATTTGTCTAATCCACTAATTTCGTTCTCTCCACCAGTTGGAGGAGGTACGTCAGCCACTGGTATTGGTTATATCAACGTTGCTGGTAACGTTACAGACACCTATCTAATACATGCTGGTACTGGTTATACTACTGGAGATCTTCCTATTAATGGAACTGTCGATAATCCAACTACTGGGGTTGGCGCAACAGTTGGTATAGGAACATATTTGTTCAATGAAATTGTACTTGGTTCGACTTCTGGAACAACTGCAAGAGTCAATAGATGGACTTCCTCTACCTTAGAACTTGAGATTAGTATTGTATCTGGTGAATTTACTTCAGGTGAACCCATTTATGGAACTGAATCTGGAGTATTGTATTCGGTAATGATACAAAAACAAGATGACTTTGTCACACCATTTGCAGATAATGATAATATTGAAACAGAAGGTGACAAACTAATTGATTTTAGTGAAGTCAATCCATTTGGAATGCCTTAATCTAAATAGTTATAATATAGAGCAGGATAATGTTTGAGTATTTTTACAATGAAGTCTTTCGATCCGTCATTATTGGATTCGGAACTCTTTTTAATGGGATAGAGGTTCGTCATAAAGATGGAGATAATGATACTTTTAGTGTCATCCAAGTTCCTCTTGCTTATGGACCTACTCAAAAGTTTCTTGCAAGAATGGAACAAGAGACAAATCTGAATCGTCCAGTTCAGGTTACTCTTCCAAGAATGTCCTTTGAATTTACTAATCTTGAATATGACCCAAGTAGAAAAGTAACTCAAACACAAACAATCGTAACTGAAACACCAGATGGTTCTATAAAAAGAACCTACGTTCCAGTTCCATATAATATGACAGTTCAACTTTCGATTATGACAAAGTTGAATGATGATATGTTACAGATTGTCGAACAAATCTTACCATACTTCCAACCTGCATATTCACTTCCCATCAAGTTTTTAGGCAACTTGAATGAAGTTAAGTATGTTCCAGTCAACCTTGATACCATTCAGATGGAGGATGATTATGAGGGAAATTTTGATACCAGAAGAGCTCTTGTATATACACTGACATTTACTGCTAAGACATACGTGTACGGCCCTGTGAAGGATGTTAGTAGTGAAATCATTGATAAGGTTTCTATTGGTTATATTGCCGGTTCTAAAGGTTCTAGGGCTGCAGAGAGAGATCTTACTTATCAGGTTACTCCTAGAGCAACCAAAAATTATGATGGAGACGTTGTAACCCTATTGTCAACAAATGTTGATCTTGATGATGGTGTCATCGAAGTTGATGACGCAACAAATATTCCGGTCAGATCTTATATTGTGATCGACAAAGAGTCGATGTATATTAAATCCAAGAGTGGCAATAAACTTATCGTTGATAGGGCTCAAGATGAAACACCACTTGAGAACCATCTACTAGGTTCAAAAGTTGGTAAGATTACTGCAGCAGATAATTCTCTGATTGAAATCGGTGACAACTTTGGTTTCGATGGTAATGTTTTTTGAGAATAATCCATGACTAAAAAGTATGATGAATTAGACCAAACTTTTGATGTTTCTTCCACAGAAATAGAAACTACACCAGTAGAACCCATTGTGGAGAAAAAAATTGAGAACATCAGATCTCAATCTGAGGATATCAAAAAAGATTATGAATATACCAGAGGTAATTTATATTCTATTATTGAGAAAGGTCAAGAAGCAATCAATGGTATTTTGGAATTGGCTCAAGAAAGTGAAATGCCAAGAGCATATGAAGTTGCTGGTCAGTTGATCAAGAATGTAGCAGATGCAACAGATAAGTTACTTACACTTCAACAGAAATTAAAAGATGTAAGTGAAGAAAAAGACCTTAAGGGCCCAACAACTGTTAATAATGCATTATTTGTTGGTTCTACCGCAGAGTTACAAAAACTCTTGAAGCAGAAACCTCAAAAAGATAATAAATAGTTAAAAGACTCTAAAAGAAAATGGCAGCAGTAAGTTCAGTCAATCTTGTAATTCAAAAAGGAACTTATTTTGAAGAAACATTTTTTCTTGGTGCGGAAGATGGTTCAGGATTGAATCTGACTAATAATATTGCAACTTCTAAACTAAGAAAGCATTCTACTGCAGGAATTGCTTATACTTTTTCTACAACGACAACTGTGGTTGACAGCACTGTTAGAATCTCAATGGCTTCGGATAAAACTGTAGAATTGCCAAGTGGTAGATGTCAATATGACGTGTTACTTACCTCTCCTGGTGGAGAGATCACAAAAGTTTTAGAAGGTAATGTTATTGTTAAGGAGACTGTATCACTATGACTATCAATGTAAGAGTCGTAACTAACAAACCAAAAATAAAGACAACTGTAGCATCAGGAGTAATTATGGCAAGAACCCTACAGGAACTTTTAGATGTAGATGTTTCTGGAGTAAGTGATAAGTATGTGATCATGTACGATTCATCCACAAAAAAATACACTGCAGTGAATCCAGATAATATTCTTTCTGCAGCTTCATCAACGGAATTAACAGCACCAGGATTACCGACAGATTTCGTAGATACTCTTGATGTTGATTTGGACGATAAGATTGATTTGGATGCGGGTACTTTTTAATTTAATAAATAATAATATAAAAAAATAATAAATGAGATGGCAGCACCTGTTTTACAATTCAAAAGGGGTCCTCTTACTAATCTTCCCGGTTTAAGGGCAGGTGAACCAGCACTTACAACAGATACCTACGAACTATATGTAGGTATTGATAGTACAACAAGTAATAATAAGTTTTTCGGTTCTCATCGTTATTGGACCAGAGAAGATACAACAACTGGTAGTTCAGTAAATCTTGTAGAAGGATCTAGTAATGGTTCAAATTATGTAGCATTAAAGTCTCCAGATACTCTTGCTGCAAACCTTACTTATACTTT